GAGGGCGCCCTCTGGCTCGTCACGCTCGGTAATAATGTTGCTGCTGGTAACCTCAATGCAAACTTGAATGTTGGCTGCCGCCTTCGCTTTTACGAGTGAGTTTTTAATAAACTTCGTTTTCAATGTGTGTCTCCAAGTATTCTGGGCCGTCTGTTGAGTATACTTATTCCGAAGCTACCGTCCTTGGTTATCGTACATGGGATGTACCTCGTGTTTACCGTGCTGCTGGGGAGGAGAACCGCCGCGAGCAAGACATTTTTTTGATCGGTTTGCAGATTGCTGGCGTATTTCGTGCGAACACCTGCGATATCATCGCAGGTGGCAAGGACCATCCTGCCCTCTATCGCGTTACGCTTTGCTTGTGCCTGTTTCCGAACCGCAACCGCAGCTCCGCTAGTTGCCTCGGCCATGGGGGCTACAAGTATCCTTTGCTCTCTGCCTTCGACAGTGCAGCCGGCTCCGATGGGGCGCAAGTCCTCCAGAGCCAGTCGTTCTACGTTCGGTCCTCCCGCGAAACCTTCGAGTACGTTGAATTGGTGCCTGCAACAGGCCTTTATGCGGGAACGGTCCGGTTCGTAGAATCGTCGCTTGATTCTAACAAAGACATCTTCTGGGACGTCCCACTCGACCGCCTGCCTCAGAGCTATCGTGATGATTCAGGTCTCGCCCTGATCAATTATCTTACGATTCAGGCCGAGGTTGTACGTGTTGACACGTCTGTTCTGGTTACTGATGGCTCCGTGTCGTTCGAAGTCTCTACCCGGGTGTGGTTCCAGGATGCAGATAACCAAGGTCCGTTTGTGACCGAGTTCCCTCACAATCAATCTGACGGTATAAGGAGGGGGATGCGTCCGATAAATCGCGATTTATTTTAATCAGCTCGTCCGAAAAGTTTGGGCGGATATTTTGGGAAACTGTGTGGCGAGATAATGCCCCGACGCCCCCCATAATATCCCCCCCACTCCGCAAGTACACATGCCGCATCCAGTTCGCTGGCGGGGTTGTGAGGCCAGTTAGTCGGTGGGCTTTTCTTTTTTTTTATTAAAAAAATAAACAAATTTTTTTTTCAAAGAGTAGTCCGATCGTCCCGGGATCGATCGCAACCCCTAGCCCCCACCTTAACACCATTTTAGAAAATAGTGTTCGACCCCCAGTTCTTAAGTGACACACCTCGTCGGGACAAGGCTAAATTTTTTTTCGCGCCCGGCCGCCGAAAAATCGATCCAAATCAGTCAAAACGCACGCTGCGGAGAGAGCCACGAGAGTTCCGCCCGCCCGGCCACCAAATTTTTTTAGTCGGGCTAACTTCTCAATATTTCGTTAAGGGTTGCAGGGTATATGTCTAATGCAGAGCTTACAGCAAGTCGGGACTTCCGACCCCGTACTCCGGAGCCGCCTCTACCAGTCTCTGTTTCGTCTGAATCCGGAGCAGATGACCCATCTTCAGAAGAAGTGGCGTCGTCTCAAGCTCATGCTCCTCTCGCTGGGAAGCGACCTCGTGGCTATGAGGGCGCTTGTGCTCAAGATGATTCGGACTCTGATGAAGTTGACCTACTCGCCTGCGGACACGAACCTGATCTGTGCTCGTACTTCGCTTCGTTTGCACTCGATGAGTGCTCACAAATTGCGATCTGCCGTACTTACGCTAACTACCTCGCTGCGCGAACACGTCCTCGGCGAGGACCCGCTAAGGCCAAGCATCAATGAAGAGAAATGAATCTTTTTCTTTTTTTTTCGCTTTCTCCCAAATGAAGAGGGCGAAGGTAGCGCCTACGGCGCTAACTGAATCCCGTATCGCCGCTAAGATGAAGCGGCGCATGAAGTGGGCCATGGCAAATCCCGTTCAGTACATGGAGCAACAAGACCGAGACGAAGAACTTCGCAACTCAGCGCGCCGCGAAGCTGAAGTCGAGGCGGCCCAATCTGCCTTGCTGGATGGTTACCTACCCCTCTCGGGAGGTGTAGGCTACGGCGGCACGCCGGAGTGGCCCGCTTCCACCTTCCTTTTGAGAACTTCACCCGGTTATCGAAAAGGCCTTGTTCGCGCCGTTGCCAACCCCAAGTACAACCGCAATTGGCGTGTGGCTGCCCAAAAGCTTCTCATAGACGTTCTTGTTAGCCAACAAGAAGATCATGAGTTCTACAGGCGAGACGCTGCTCAGTTTTTTCGCCCAGCAACCGACTCGGAGCTCGATGCTCTAGCGGACTTGAGGCTGGAAGCCGAGCTAATGGCCATGATGGACGACAAAGGGCTCTAAAAAAAGGCTTTTTTTTTGTGGCTTTAGGTGCCGGGTACTTTATTACCCCGGCACCTAAAGCCACAGCCACCGAGAAAAATAAATCCGCATTATTTTTGAATGGCTGAGGGGGTTCAGAAGAAGACCCAGCGGGTCCGCAAGTTCCTCGAGGACGATGCCGACGTGCCCACGTCTCAAACGTTGGTGCCTAAACCAACTCCGCCGTCTGTGGTAGACCGAAGACCGGCTTTCGTCGCGACGAAAAAAAAAGCGGATAGCCCTAAGAAGGCCCCGCGCCAGCGGCCGCCGCCAGGATATCCAGCAGAGCCTGCCGGAAGAGGCCCCCAGTCGCGAAACTGGGTGTTTACACACTTTGGCGACGGTTTTTCGCTTGATACAGTGATAGCCAGTTCAAATGGGGGCGTCACCTTCTGCTGCGGTCAGAAGGAGCGGTGTCCCAAGACCCAAAGACTGCACTTTCAAGGTTACCTGCAATGTGCCAAGCAGCAGCGTGGGTCTTGGATCCGCAACATCCTGGGAGCTGGCGCTTACTGCCGTGCCGCCGTAGGCGACGACGTTTCAAATGTTGCTTACACCACTAAGGAGGATACCCGTGTGGAAGGTCCGTGGTCTTACGGTGAACGCAAAGCAGCCGCCGCTGGCCCCGGCGCTCGCTCTGACCTTTTGGGAGTCAAACGCCTACTCGACGCCGGCACCAGCCTAGTCGACGTTGCTCGCGCCGATGACTCATTCGCACCGGTCATCCGTAGTCTCCGGTCGCTCCAGTGGTATGAGAACCACACTGCTCCCGCGCGCAGCGTCCATACGATCGCTCTGGTGTTCTGGGGTTCGACAGGTACTGGTAAGAGTACGCTTGCCCACCGTTTGGCCCCGTATTTGGGCCAACGATCGTATCAGCTCGCGCAGCAGAAGGGCTCTGGGCTTTATTGGGATGGCTATCGACCCGGAGACGTTGTCATCATCGATGAAATGGATGGCTCCCGTTGCACCCCGAAGTTCTTCAATGAGCTCTGCGATCAGTTCCCTATGCAGATTCCTGTTCACGGAGGTCAGTGCCAGTTCAACTCCCGCTACGTTATCTTCACTAGCAACATCCATCCAGCTCGGTGGTGGCCGAATGCCAACACACCCGGCGCCGTGCAGCGCCGAATGATGATCTTTCCTGCCTTCACCAAACAGGACAAAGTCCAGTTCAGACGTCTTCTGAAACGCACCCCGGGCGTGTCCCCCTTCTTAAGACTTTGAATTCATTTTATTAAACTCTTACTAAATCAGTAGAGGCTCCCACTTGCTGTTCTGTTATTTGCTGCCGATTACTACAACATGGAGCGTAGTCAAAAGAAGCGCAAGACCGCTGGCAAAAAGACATCCGCAACGATGCGCTACCCGCCCATGCGACCCCCCGGCATCCGTGCCGCAGGGACCCACTCCAGCCAGAACAGGCGCGAAGCCGGCGAAGTCGGCTTCGTGGATGTTGCCTTCGCCACGTATGCCTGTACGGTATCGGCCGGCACGGTCACCATGCTCAATGTTGTCCCCGTCGGAGCTGGTATTCAGCAACGTGTGGGGAAGAAGATCATGTTGAAGTCAATTCAACTGCGCGGTGAACTTGTCAACAAGACAAGTGCTACCACGAACGACGTTGCTTACTGTATCGTCTACGATAAGAAGCCTGGAGCTGCAGCGCCCGCCATCACCGATATTTTCAACACAGATTCTGTCCATTCCTTTAACAACACCGAAAACAGCGACCGTTTTCGCATACTCCGCCGAGTAGATGCAACTCTTGTCGGCGGCGACACCACGGGTCGCGTGGCAAACACCATCCTGCAGGTTGACGAGTATATCTCTCTGAAAGGGTATACCACTACGTACAAGTCTAACAGCTCCACTGGCACTGGAGCGGTCGGGGATGTTTCCGAGGGCGCCCTCTGGCTCGTCACGCTCGGTAATAATGTTGCTGCTGGTAACCTCAATGCAAACTTGAATGTTGGCTGCCGCCTTCGCTTTTACGAGTGAGTTTTTAATAAACTTCGTTTTC